AAATTATATTTTCTTGCATAAAAAACTTATTTTATTTAAGTATTTTCTTTTAATAAATCACATAAAAATGTTTTTCTTGATAAATTTTCTTTCTTTTTAATTGCTAAATTAACTGTATAAACATTCCCTATATGATAACATCGTTTTTTAGTACGAGTTAATCCAACATATATTAAATTAGCATTTAACATAAATGTATGTGCTTTTGGTGTAATTAAAATAATTGTATCACAAGAACCGCCTTGAGATTTATGTATTGAAATGCTATAACCTAATCCTATTCCAAACATTTCTTCTTTGCCGTATTCAACTAAAACACCATCAAAATCAATAATAATTTTATCACCAGAAATTTTAATAATTTTACCTATCTCACCATTAGCTATAAAAGTTGTAGTAATATCATCTTTATAATAATTTGAATTTATTGATTCAATAAACAACTTAGCTTTATAATTATTTATTTTTTGAATTACAATATCATTTTCATAATATTTTATTTGTCCTATTTTAATATAACATTTAGTATTATTTAAACTATTAGGGTTGGCTATCTTTTGTAGTTCATTATTGATTTTTATTGTTCCTAAATCACCTTTATTATAAGAAGTTAATACTAAAATATCTTTTGGATTTTTGTTTTGAGAAATTAATTTTTTATATAGTAATAAAGTTGATTTTAAAATTTTATCAGACGATGTATTAATAAAAGCATAATCTTTATTTTCACCATAAAACAATATATTTTTATTTTCATCTTGTTTAGATATATATTTTTTACTATTTCTAACATCTGTTGCTACTGTCATTAGTCCACCTTTGCCATATCTAAATATTTTAGTTAATGTAGTAACAGGAATAATTTTGCTATTAATTAAATCATGTAATATATTACCTGCTGATACACTTGGTATTTGTGCCGAATCACCAATTATTAAAATTTTTGTTTTCGTTATATCTATTGCTTCTAACAATCTTTTAAATAAAAATATATCACACATAGAAAATTCATCAATTATTATTATATCTACTTTTAATTTACATTCTAAATTAAACCCCCATTTATCTGGAGGAGTATAATTTAATCCTCTATGAATTGTATAAGTTGGTTGATTAGTATATTCTGCTAAAACTTTTGAAGCTCTACCTGTTGGTGCAAATAATTTAAATGATTTATTGTTTTCTTTTAACATTTTAATTATTGCATTTGTTGTAGCTGTTTTACCTGAACCAGCATACCCATTTAATATTTCAATATTATAATTACAAATCATATTTAATGCATTTAATTGTTCATTTGTTAATTCAATATCATCTAAATGCTGGTATAATTTATAATTAATATCCCATTTGATATTATTATTTAAACTGTCTTTTAAAGTTTTAGAAATATATAATTCGATATTATATGTAGATTTTAAAGCAACTTCCATTTTTGCTTTATTATAATAAATTTCTTTATTTTTTAAACAATCTACAAAATAATTACTACATTCAGGAACTAATTTGTCACATTGTTTTTTTAATTCTAATAAATCCATTTTGGTGTGACCATTATTTTGATTTTCTTCTAATAAAAACATTATACAAGCCAAACATCTTTGTTGGCTTGATTTTAAATCAAACTCAAAGTCTATTATAACTTCTTTATTATTTTTAACGTTATTTTTTGAGGCTTCGTCAATTTGCAACAATATACTATCTGCAGTAATAAAACCAATTCTTGATAACCCACATAAACATTTATATGGATGATTTTTTAATTCATATTTTATTTTTTTTACAGATGAATATTTATCATACATTTTTTTTAACAAAGAAAAACTTAATAAACCTTGAAATTCACTAACTAAATCAACTAATACAAAATTTTGAATAACCTTTTCTTTAATTTTATTAAAAGTAATTTCTTTTATTCCTTTGGTTTTGTTTAAATCAATATCAGCAAGATCATTGTTTATAATCTTATCAACAATATTTGGATAAGCATTATATAAAACATTGGCTTGCATAGGAGTTAATATCTCTTGTAAAAACAATTGTATATCATATTCATTCATAGGTTTATCTCTGCGTATATTAATTATTTTATAACCATAACCGTATTTCATATTTTTTTCTTCTATTGCAGTAATTTCATAAGATTGTCCTATCCCTAATAAATGTATATCTCCATAAATTGTAACATTATTATATTTATTTAGTTTAATTTCTGGATATTTATTCTTATCTACGTCTATAGCATAAGTTTTAAAATTTTCTGAATTATATAAAATTTTTAAAACTTTTCCTTTAAATTTAATTTGATCTTTTATTGTATGTCACCTCACTTAATTACTACATAATTTTCTAATATAATTTCAAGTTCATCTGTTACTTCCCATTTTCCATTAATTTTTTTTCTTCTAAAATCTTTTTCAAAATCATTGATTTCTAATATTGAAAATTGTCCAAATGGATTTGATTTAAAACTTTTACTATTTTTTATTCTAGTTTTTATTTCTTTTCCTGTATTAATATTTTTTAATATTAAATAAGGTTTAGTTGGATCATTATAAGTAATAAAACTTATAACTATATAATATTTATTATTAATATTAGAATTTTGATAAATACTATATCCTAAATATTCTATCTCTGATTTAATTTGTGTAATAACATCTAATGATTTATTTTCAATTTTTTTGCTTAATTCTTTAATTAATCCTTTATTATCTATTTCTTTATATAATGACTTAGTTTCTTTATTAGAGTATTTTTTTAATAAACTTTCTGATATATTAAGTTGGTCTAATTTATTTTTATTAAATTGTTTTTTATTATAAAATTTATTATAAATTTCAACAACATCTAATAAATATTTGTTTTTCCCAAAATCAGAAAAAAATCCAAGTGTCACTAATATTTCTAATTGTCTTGCGTTTACTGAGGTCTTTATATTAATATCATCCAACAATTCAATAAAGTTATCATATTCATTATTTGATAATTCCATTAATTCACTAGCAATTTGACTATTACAATATTTAATTGAAGCAATGCCTTTATATATTGAATTAGTTGCTTTATCCATAGTATATTCTGCAAGTGATTTACCAAATTTAATATTGTTTATTTTTATTCCATTTCGATTTGCATAATTAATAATTTTAATTGATTTTTCTTCGTCTTCTTTATATATATTTAAAGCTGTTGTTACAAATTCTAATTTATAATAATATCTTAAATAAGCACAAGCATATCCTAAAAAACTATATGGATCTGCATGATTTTTGCTAAACAAGTAATCAGAAGCATCTTTTATAACTTGGATAAAATTCTCTATTAAAATATCTGATTCTTTTTTGTCTACATTATATTTTTCTTTCATAATTTTAGTAAATCCAGATTTGATTTGTGGCATAAATTTTTCTGTTCCTGTTTTTTTAGCAAAACCACGTCTAACAATATCTGCTTCACCCATTGTAAAACCACAAAATAAATGTAAAAACTCCATTACTTGTTCCTGATATACAAGATATCCTAATGTTGGAGCAAGAAAATCATTTAATGCTTTATGTCCATTATCACGATATATACCTTGAGAAAGTTCATTTCTATATGATGCTCCTGCTGGTCTAATAGCTCCATTTGCCATTGACATAATATCAATATAAGAAAAATTAGGATTAACTTTTTTAATTTTATTAATAGTTTCTTTTTTTAATATATTTTTTAAATAATCCCCAGCAAAATCAGATTCAAATTGAAAAATCATAGTACAATCTTTCGCTATATCATTCCAAACGTTTACATCAGTAAAATCCATATTATCAGGTGTTAATCTTGGAATATTAGCTAATTTACAAGTTTTATTAATTAATCCTATACAATCTAATCCTAAAATATCAAGTTTTACAAAATTTAAACCATCAATTTCTTTCATATTAATTTGTGATATAGGATTCTTATTAGTAGAAGTTGTAAACGTGCCAAAATAATCATCTATAGGAAATGGTGACACAACTAAACCTGCTGGATGATTACCTACTGATACTATTGTTCCAGTTACTATATCTACATATTTAAATAGTTTAGGATATTTTTTTCTCCAATTATCATCAATTACCCATTTCTTTTTATTATTCAAAGTTACAGCATTACTTATATTTTGTGTTTCATCTACTGACATTCCTAAGGCTCTGCCAATATCTTTAATTGCACCTTTCATAGCAATAGTATTAAAGGTAATAATATCGCAACAATACAAACCTTCTTTATTATATAAATATTCTCTAACCTTTTCTCTATCTTCTTTAAACCAATCAGTATCTATATCAGCAAGTGAAACTCTTTCTTTGTTCATAAAACGTTCAAAATTAAGATTATATTTTATGCTATCTACATCTGTAATCCCTAATATATATGCTATTATACTACCTGATACTGAACCTCTTGAATAACCATAATCTACACCTTGCTTTTTTAATGCAGTTTTATAATCTTCTTCTAATAATAAAAAGTCAACTGCATTATTATGTATATATGTATCTAATTCATATTGTATTTTTTCTTTATATTCTTGAAAATTTTTATATTTATTAATACCTCTATTTTTAATACCATTAATAATTTTTTGTTTTAAAACATCAATTGAATTATTATATAGTTTAGGATATTTCGCATTATAATCTAATTCAAATGTTTCAATATTATTAGCCATCAAATTAGTATTTTCTATCGCTTGTAAATAATATTTAGAAGGTATAGCATTTTGTTTTTCATAAGCCTTTATAAGTTCATCATAAGTTTTAAAAGTTAAATCCCAACTATCTTCGTTTTCAAATCTAACGTTTTTACCCTTTTGTAAAATGCTTCTGCCTTCTAAATGTATATCGTTTAATGCATGAGTATCTGTTCCTGCAATTAAAGGTATATTATATTTATCAGATATTTTAACTAATAATTGATTATAACTACATTGAGTTATTTCATTATGATGTTGTATTTCTAAATAACATCTGTGTTTATTTTTAATAAAAAATTGTAACATCTCTTTTTTTAATTTAGGAGTACCATTACTAAATACACCACCTAAACAAGCAGATGTAATAATTATATTTTCACTCGTATTGTATAATTGTTTAAATGTAATTCTTGGTGCATAATAAAATTGATTATTATTACGATTAAAAGATGTAGAAGATAATTTATTAATTTCTTTAACACCATTATAATTTTTCGCTATTAAGACACAATGATAATTATCTCTTATTTTTTCATCTAAAGTTTCTGTAAGATAAAACTCTGATGCGTGTATATATTTCATTCCGCTTTCTTCTATTTTTTGTTTTTTATGTATCCATTCAAATACACACCCATGTTCTGAAAATCCTAATGCTGTCATACCTAATGATTTAGCATAGTCTATATATTCATAATATTTAGTAATACTATCAATATTAGTTACACCATTAGACAAATCAGAATGTAAATGATATACAGTATAATTATTAATAATTATCACTCCTTAATTTATTAACTTTAACCACTCAAAATCTTCATCTTCATTAGAATTGTTATTGGTCTTTATTTGATTTTTAGTATTTATATCGCTAAATATTTCACCATTTTTTTCTTTTTCATATTGTTCTAAATATAATTTATATGGCTTATGTAAATTAGCTGAATATCCACATAAATTTGAAAAATAAAAACTATGTTCTTTTATGTATTCATAATCATCAAACCATATTTTTTCATCTAAATTTTTATTATATAAATTAGTTTTGTTGTGAATTTCATATATAGTATCAATAATATCTTTTTTTAAGTTATTTAATATTTCTTTATTTACATCTAAATAAACATAACAATCTTTAAAATCATATTTTTCTTGAATTTCTTTAGGCAAATTTTTAATACTATTTGTTTTAATTAATTCATCAATATATTTATCTATATCTGTATAACCTAATTTTTTTAACCATGACTTACAATTTGCTTTTAAAGAATTTCCTATTTTAATACGTTCAATTTGTCTTGTATTTTTTTTACCATTTATTTGTGTAATTGTAACCTCACTATATTTTAAAAAATTCCAACATATTTTTATTTTATTAATAGGAACTCCTAGTTGGATTAAACCTTCAGCATATAATAATAACTGACCTGCCTCTTTTAAAGCTTTATCGCCTTTATATATAGTAGATGTTTTCCAATCTTGAATTATAAAATTTCCTTCTTCATCTTTTCTAGCTAAATCTATATATCCTTGAAATATATTTCCTCCTATATTTATTAATATAAATCTTTCAATATCAACCTTATTATTTATTGCTTTATGATTCTTAATAAAATGCTTTAAATTATATAAATATTTTTGTTTAATGGCTTCATTTTTGTCTTCTGATGTTCTATCAAACTTTAAATTACTCATTTCTAATAATAATAAACCATCTTCAAATTCTTTTATCATGTCTTTATATGAAATTTGTTTTGTATAATATTTTTCTAATATATCATGGCACAAAGAACCATAAGCAACATAAGCTCCATTATTAATATCTTCTGATCTTTTAATAATATATTTTAAAAAATATTCGTATTTTGAAGTTTTATATGTATGAAATTTAGACCAAGACCATAACTCGTCTACGTTATATTTCTTTTTAATTTCATTTAATTGTTCTTTTGTTTTTCGTGGCAATTTATCACTTCCTAACTATTTATTGTTAATCCATTTTAAATATTTATTATGTTCTTTCTCATCATATACAATTCTATGTTTATATAAATAATTATAAATTTTATTATTAGCATCAGCTGGACTATCTTTTGGTTGCAACAAATCATATTTATCATATATATAGCTAACTTTTCTTAGTCTATAAAATTTTTCACATATAAATCTAATTTCATTTATATCAATATCTTTATCTAAAGCAATAATAATTTCATTTACATTTAATCCTAATATAATTCTAATTTGTTCATCTGAAATAGTGTGACCACTTAATGCAACTCCTGTTTCATCTAATCTACTATGTCTTTTTAAAACTGATTTTTCAGCTTCAAATATTGTAATCTTTTTTTGTTTTTCAATACTTTTTCTATTTTCCCATAAACCATATAAATTAATAGATTTTGGATAAGATGGAGTTAAATAATATTTTTTTATATTTAATTCTTCATAATTTTGTATAGACGTTCTTGCATTTGTTCCTAATAAACTTCCATCTAACCAATATCTCAACGGAATAATTGTTCTTTTATATTTATAATTATATCCGAGATTAAATTGTTTAATTGTTTTAGACGTAATTCCTTCTTTAAAAAAATCAATATGTATATAAGGTACAACATCATATAACAAATCTTCTTCTTCGTAAATGTTAAAATCCAAAACATTACATTTATTCTTGTTGTATTTAACTTTTTTAAATATTGCTAATGGATCAAATTCTTTCTTTTGTATTAAAGAAGTATTATAAGTTAATTTTAACCCTAATAATTTATGCAAAAATTTTATTGTATTTGCAAAAGAATATTTTTTATAATATTGAATTAATGTTATAAAATCAGCACCATCACCAATATTTCTTGTATTATTTACGCAATTTAAATACTCATTTAAATATATATTTACAGCAGATGTATTATCACCATCAGGATTTGCACAAGTGATATAGTCACATCTATTATTATGATGATATTTAATATGATGACAACCTACTGATTGTAATATATATTCAATTTTATTTTCTTTATATATATATTTTTTTAATTCTATTGCTGTCATCTTACCACCTTATAATTAAAAATCTAATGGAACATTTGTTATTCCTATTTCTTTAACTATGTTTCTACTTAAATCATGCTCTAATACAATTTGATATTGATTAGCTGAACCTTCACGATTTTTAACAATAAATATAATTTGATAATGTTTTTCTCTTTTTAATTTGACTGGTATTTTAGTAGATTTATTCTTACCATCTAACTTATATACTTTTAATGGTCTTTTACCGTCTGTATATTCATCATCAAATAAATCTCTTATCATCAAACAAGTAGAAGCTACGTCTACAATATTTTTTGCCATACCTATATTAGATTGAGTATAAAATCTTTGTTTAGCACTTCCCTTTTCTAATTGAAAAGTGATTAATATATGTAAATTTTTTGATTCAGGCTTAACTACATCGTTAATATCAACCATTGCTTGTTGCATTTCCAACCATGCTTGATTACTTACTCTGCCTGTATCCATTTTAAAAGTGTCAAGCATAAAATATTTTACACCTAAACTACTAAATTTTTTTATAACTTTAATTGCTTTAGAAGTTTTATAACTATTAAAAGGTATAATTGTTATAATATTGTTTTTGGTTTGCTCTTCTAGCCATTTTGCACTTTCTATTAATTTTTGTTTGACTTCGTCTGTATAATTGCCATCTCTTACTATATGCTTTTGTATATCATATTTTAAAATATTATTACAAATAAAAACTAATAATTCTCTTTGCCATTTTTCTAATCCGTCTTCGTTTACCATTATTACTATTTTTTCTTTTTTATCTATAATACTAGGTATTACAGCTGTTCTTGCCCAAGTTGATTTTCCTACATTACTTAATCCCCCTACTAAAGTAATCGAACCTAAATATTGACCACCTGTTTCTACGCTTATCATAGGCATATTATAATAAGGCAATCCAACTGCGAATCCTTCATCAAGTTTATCTATTAAATCATATATCCCATCGCATATATCATATACTTTTATGTCTTGGTCTACATTAACAAAAGTGTGATTTAATAATGCTTCGTATTCATCATATATTTCTTCTGCTGTCATATCACAAAAATCTGATATTCTTTCATTTATTGCAAACCCATTTTTACCTAATAATAATACAGCGTTCCATTTTCTTAATTCAGAAATATACCCATCTAAATTTTCTGTTTTAACATATGTAGTAGCATTTATAATTGTTTCATAACCATTATATTTCTCATATTTAGATTTAAGTTTTGGATGTTTTTCTAAATATAAACCTATTGTGATATCATCTAAAACACTTTTTTTCTCAACAGTTACTAAATCATATAATATTTGAAAATATACTCTCCAAATATTATTTGTAAATTCCTTTAGTTGTAAATTATTTTCATATAACAATTCAGGCGATTTATATAATATAGCAACTATATTAGCTTCGCAAGCTTCTTTAAATTCGTTTACTTTTTTTAAACTTTCTAATAATTCTTGTTCAAAAGCTGTAAGTTTTGTTTTTTTTGTTGTATTAGATATATTATCACCTTATTTCCATATTTTTTTTAATCTTTCGTTTTTAATTTGTTTTGTTTTAGTTTTGTATTTTGCAGAATTATTAGAAAATTTATTTAAATTAACATTTTTAGTTTTTTCTTTTGCAATTTTAGCATTTTCAATTCTTTTATAAACATCATTAATATTATTTTGTATTACAGCAAATATATATGATATTTTTTGATTTTCATTATCAAATTCTTTTAAACTCATATAATAAATTATTTGATTTTTATATAATTTAAAAGTTGTTAATATAATACTATATTCATAAAATTTATATTGCGAAATTATAATTCCAATTGTCTTATTAATTTTATCTTTTACTGATTTAGGAAGTAATTGATCTTTTTTATATCCTAATATGTCATGTATTATATCAAAAATTTCATCTCTACATTTTAATTCGTTTTGATGTTTATCATATATTTCTTGAGATTTATAATAATATCGACCTATTTTAATAAATTCATTTGACTTACCCTTTTCTCCTGTGATTCTACAAACTACATTATATGCCAATAAATTTACCTCCCTTTTGGGAGGGTGGAATAACCACCCTGTTTTAATTTATTATAATGAATTAATATATGTAATTATCTCATCTGCAACTTTATTATCTGTAATCTCTAATGGAGTTCCAAATCCATTTTCCTTTGAAATTTTAAGTATAGGTCTTAATAAATCTACATTTGATTTATTTGTTGTTATAAAATTTTTAATAGTATCAATTTTAGTTGCCAATTCCTTTTTAATCCTATTTTCCTTTTCTTTTTCAGCAATAATTTTTAATTTTTCTGCTTCAGCCTTTTCTTGTTCTAGTTTTGCTTCTTCAAAAGTTTTATCTGATTTAGAACGTTCAGCTTTAATAGCATCTGTAAGAGCTTTAATAAATTCATCTGCTCCAAAATCAATTTCACTAACAATATCAGCAAAACGTGATCCACTATCAACAGCTACATTATCATCCCTAAATTTAATTTTTCTAGTTTGTTCTGCAAGTTTATTAACAGTTTCATCTCTCTTGGTAACTATATTCTTTTTACCTGTTTTTTCAGTAATAATCTTTCTATCATAATAAGCTAATCCCAAGAAATGCATTTTCTTTTTTAACAAATTAAAATATACTTTTTCAACATCAGAAGTTAAAGTCTTAAATGTCATGCCTGAAGCAATGTCAGTTTCTTCTTTATTTTTAACATGACCAATTATAATGACTCTTACTCCGACTTTATCTAACTTATTTATAATATTAAACATCAATTCAAAAGCTTTCTTTTGACCTCTTTGAAATCCACCCCATGAAGCATCAATAGTATCTACCCTTTTTTCTGGGTTGTTTCTATTCCAAAGTCTAATAGCTTCTTCTTCAGCAAGTTTAATCCAACCATCATATGTATCAGCACAAATTACTTTTAAATCAGGATAATCAGAAGTTTTATTATCAACTATATCATCAATAATATCTTCTAAATCACTCCATTCATCACAATCTTCATATACAATTCCTTGAATTGCGTCTGCTCCTCGTTCGCCTGCCAACTCTAAAAACATATATCCATCTTCGCCTACAAGCTTTTCGCAAACTTCTTTAATTAATGTTGTTTTACCAATTTTAGGTTCACCTAATAAGCATATATTGTATGCGAGAGGATCAATTCTTACTTCATTTTTCTTTCCGTATTTTCCCATAAATTATATCTCCTTTTAATTATTCAAGATTATTAAGCCAAGCCATATCATCAGAATCATCAGAATCATCAATGTTATCAACTGTATCAGTATCATTTACTTCGATATTCTTATCTGATTTATTATTTTCTGTATTAATCATACAATCCAATAATAAATCATCTTCAGTATATTTTTCATCAAACTTCTGAAGAACTGGTGTTTTATCTTCGCCTACAAGCTTAATTAATGGTTTATTAATTACCATTCTTTCATAAGTCTTACTATTATCAGCACATTTTGCTAAAGCTTCTTCTTCTGTATATGCACCAATTTCAACTAAATCTTTAATATCGTCTGGTAAATCATCAAAAGTTGTATTTACAACTGAACCACTTTTAATAAATTCTCCTTCAAAAGTAATCTCTGTAACACCTTTTTTTACCTTAAATAATTTGTTAATAATCTTATTGACCTTTTCTTCTTCTATTCCATTAGTATCATATTCAAATGTTTTTACAAGAGGAATAAATGTCTTAACTGTTTGACCATTCCAATCTTTATAATATTCAAGTATTTTTGCAGTAATAGGCATAATACCTGTTTCTTTGTCAATCTTTTCAGCACTATCTCTATCTAAAAGCATAGTCTGAGTAAATACAGCCTTGTATTTTGATTTATCTTCAACCTTTGAAAGATAAATACTCTTAATTTCTTTTTCAACATTTGTATGATTATTATAAGGTGAATACTTTAAATTACCTTTTACATTAATAACCATACCATCTTCAAGAACTTCTTTGATATATGAAATAGCATCATAAGGTGTTAAAAATCTCTTAGTAAATGTTTTATCATTTTTATCTTTTTCAATTCCTATTTTAATAAAACACATATCTCCAACATCTTCTAAAATATTTTCATCAAATCTGTCTTCCCAAGCAATTTGAAATTTATTATCAAAATCATCTTTGCCATCATCATCTTTACCATGCACATAAATTACATTGTCTCTATCTTTACCATAACCACCCATTAGCTTAGCAAATATAGTTCCATACTTACCACAATCAACTCCAAGATTAAACAAATTATACACCCAATCTGACTTAGTTGAATTTTCATCAATCTTATATGTATAATCATTAATCTTTGCTTCGCCTATTAAATTAAACGATGAAACCCAACCTTTCTTTAATAACTTTTGCTTTTCATTCTTTTTTGCCATATTAACATTTCTCCTTTTTTAATTTATTTATTTTAATTTTTAATTAAAACCTTTGTTATTAATAAGGTAATAGCACATTAAAATTACCTTCTGTTAAATACCTTTCTATCTTCATACTATCTAACAATGAAACATTCTCTTTAGATAATACACCTAAACATTTGCTTAATATTTTACATTGTTTACAAGTTAATTCGTTTTGTTTTGTATTTAAAATTGTTCTGATATTATTTAAAGTTCCTGTTTTTCTAATTTCAGTTTTTGAATTATATATTGTTTCCACCTCCTAAACAATATGAAATGATACTTTTATTTAATTATCTCACTCCTTATTAATTCTTTCTAAAATTTCATCTATATCCGTTTCTTCACTTGTTGTAACTGACTTATCATAAATAATAATTTCTGTATCTTCTTCAGGCTCATAAAATGTTTCTAAAATTCCTAATGTGTTTTCTACTCCCATTTCAAAGGCTTTAAGTTCATTTTCAGTCATACCTTTTGTCATTTTCTTAATATTATTATTAATAATATTTTTTATATCATAAACAAAATTACAACGAAGAAACCTAATAT